AATCCCATAATGTAATTAGAGTCTTCGATAATGATGTTCTTGATGTGAGGAGCTTTTTCTGAGATGGTTTTTAACAAACGAGAAATCTCGTTAGCATCTTCTATCTCTTTGTAATTCTTGTTCTCTGTGTTGTAAAGCTTTTCACTTCCCTTGAAAGGAAGCTCTTTCTTTGCAACATTGATAATGTACGTTTCTTCTGGATTCAGATGCTTAATTGCTGTACTCTTTCCAGTCCCTGTAGCACCAACAATCCCTACTAATTTACTTGCCATTGTTTTTTGCTTTAATTATTAATATTAGTTTTAAGTTGTATAAAGATACGAATAATTTTTTTAATTATCAAATATATTTTATCTTATTTGTATCAAAAAATTCTAGTGCTTTAGATAACCACTTCAGCTCTGTAGGTTCAGTGGTACTTACGATATAGATGTGTGCTTTCTTATCAGGAGTGTTATACTCCATGGCCATACATCTATTGATCTTCTGTGCTAGATTCTCTGCATTACTATCGAAATAGTTTATGATCACCTTATCAAGAGGCTTATACGTTACACCTGTATTACCAATCTTCACAACAGCCAGGTGATTACCTTTACCTTCAGCAAAATCTTCAAAGAGTTTCTTCTCACTTGATTTGCTATGATAGGAAGGAATTCCTAAGTTGTCAGCTATCTTGGTCACACCACAGAATACTAGCACTCTCTCATCAGCATGTTTCTCTAGCAACGCTCTGGTTGCTTTAACCTTGGCCAATGATGATTGTATTAGTCTCATTCTAGCAAGACGCATAAACATTGTATCAGCTCCACTATTCTGCAGTTTATTAACTACCCAGGTTAGAGCATCAAACTGTTTCTTTTCAGTCTTCATCTTTCCTTTGTAATCAATTAATGTTACATTATCTAATGGCACTCTGATAACATTGATTTCATAATCTACAATAACACCCTCCTCAATTGCTTTTTCAATTGGATAGGTAGCTATTACATGAAGATCTAATTCTTCTTCAAGGGTTCGTTCTGTCCAACTGGATAATGTACCAGTTAGACCAAGGATCTGTCCATTAACATCGAACAGGTCCTTACACACTTCTATTTGAGCGTCACTCAATAGATGTATCTCATCAATGATTACAACATCAAAGCTCTGATCAGCATACTTCTTCAAAGATAAATGCGTGGTGTATGTGACAATGCTGTCATCAAAACCAAGATCTTCAAAATCAGCTTGCCAAGACTCTTTAATCTTGTTATCTGGATAAGCAATCAATATGCTTTCAGGTTTTAGTTTCTCTAGAGCTAAAATACTAGTTCTAATCTTACCAAACCTTGGGCATAGATTTAGAATTCCATACTTACCATGTTTTAACCATGTGTTAGCAAACTCTTTCTGCCTTTTGTCTCTTATTGTCATGTTATTTTACATTTTCTAATGGATAAGCATTTAAAATACTTTCTGAGCAAGCTCTCCATTCAACATCATTTACTGTCATTGTTGTAAATCCAGAGGTTCCTGGTTTATTAGCCTTATTATCATAGCTTGCTAATTTAGCACCATAACTAGCAGCTTCTAAAGCTGCTTGTACATGGAGTTTAGCAAATTGAGTCATTAAATCTAAAGTTTTACCATCTGATTTATATTTACGAACAAAACTCATATAAAAGTCTAATGCTGTTGGTACTTCGTTTTCTTCTTGTGTCATTATTTAAGGAAATATGATTTGTTAATAATAGATTCATAATCACTGTCTGTGATGTCTCTCTTTCTTGGGAGCTCTTTGAACATACCAATCTGGCCTAAGAAGCCCAAACCAATACGCACATCATCTTCTCCATAAGAATTCTTAATTAGTCTTAGACTTCTGAAGTATTTAGCTCCATATCCATCTTTCAACTTATCAAGGTCATAACCACTTGGATCAGCCACTTTATACCTCATAGGGTCAAATAATGCCATAACAACATCAGCATCATTCTGTGTTGCTGAACTGTCTGCAAAATCTTCTAGTTGAGGTTCTACATCTCCATTCTTTATCCTTGCAGGATTAGAGATGTCACGATTAAACTGGCTAACTACCACTGGTGAATACCCATAGAAGTCTCTGGCATATCTCAGCTCATCAGACATCTTATCAATAGCTTGTTTCTTGGTAGGCTGTGTGGTAGTGAGTTTTAAAAGACCAATGTGATCAATAACCACCATGGTTATTTCATTTGGATCATCAGGAACATAGATCTTGTTGTATTCATCAAGCTGTTCTATCTTTCCTCTCTCTAAAGCATACTTCTTAAGATCTTTAGCTATACCTACAGGGTTCTCTGGTCCATCAATGATGGTAACAATATCACTAAGATGATTGATATAGTCTTCATAATATAAGAATAGATCGTGCTCATCTTTAGTCATCTTCTCAGTCCAACCCAATAGCTTACCTACAGGGATAATGATTCCCTGGTCCAGAAATATCTTACGGGCTACCCATTTGGCCATCTTGTAAGTTCTACTACGCTCCATAGATCTATACCACACCTTCACTTTAATACCTGAAGCTATTCCTTCTTTGGACATAGCCCAATCAACAGGATTAAGAACAAATGCATCATCAATGAATGATGTCTTACCAGAACCTGTAAGTCCACCTACTAGATAATACATACCCTTACGGATACCTACATATCTATTCAGTCTATCGAATCCCATAGGGATTCCACCGTTCTTACCTTGTAGACCTTTGTCAACCTCTGCTTTTAATAATTCAAAACTCATATGTCTGTTCCTCCTGTTGGTTTCTGTGGAGCAATGTCCACTTTAGCTCCTTCATTAATTAGTTCAATGAATGGTTCAAATGATCTCTGGTTTAGATATACAGAAGATCCCTGCATGAATGTCATTCTATTACTGTTTGTAGTGATAGAATTCTCTTTCTTCTGTGTAACCTCAAAGTTCAAAGCACCTACAAGCTGTTGAGCTGTGTATTCTCCTTCTAGTATTATCTTGTCAAACTTCAGTCTGCAGTCTTCTTTGTATAGTCTGAGTGCTCTAGTACCTTTAAAAGACTTACCTTTATACTCAAATGAATCAGTACCTGGATAAGCTTTCCACCATTCCTCAAAATCTGTACTGGCTGGTTTTCTTCTTATTATTCTTCCTGTACTTTTAGTGTTCATGAAGTCTAATAAGTCTCTACCTAATGTTGTGATCTTCTCATCGTCTGGTGTTATAAGTCCTTTCCTTATCAAAGAATGATAGACAGATGCGATCTTCATACTTCCATCACATAGTGGGGAAACATCAAACCTATCGTCTATCAACTTTAATAAGAATATTACATCTAGATTATAACCTCGTTTGATGAGCTCCTCGAACTGTTCTGGTGTTACGTTCAGCTTCATCTGTTAAAATTGGTGTTACTACTTTTATAATTGCAGGTAGACGTTTTTTGTTCTCCTGCTCCTCTTCCCATTGTTGCCATTCTAATTGCATATCATGGTGTCTTTCCATTGCATAGATATGGTCATTAGGATATTCCCAATCCTCCAATACCCAATCCATTATTCAACTTTTCTAGGTCTTCCAACAGGTCTTTTCTCAACTTGTGCATTATTTGCAACAGTTGGTTTCTTCTTCTTGTTGTAATACCTTTTCTTCTTTCTTTTAGGTTTCTCAGTTTCATAAGGATCTACACCTTTAGTATAAGACACCTTTCTAGGTTGAAACTTAGGACGTACAATCTCCTCTTTAGGGTATTCCTTACTCGAAATTTTCATTAAGATAAAACTTAATGCTGCTAGTAGTGCAAGTATAACTCCCACTACAATAATTGTATTTGCTTCCATAATTTTTAATTTTTAATGCGAAGGCCAAATTGCATATCGAACCAACCAAATGTTGATTCAGCCCTCCCTTTGTTACATTTAAAGATTTTCTTTATTAGAGGAATAGCATAACGCTTAAATTCCTCGTGTTGTTCTTGATTCATGGTCCAATTAAAGTACCACATGTCATCATCTAGTGTGTCCACTAGTCTTTTACCAAC